TTATTATTTCCTCAAACTCACCCTTTTGTATCTTTTGCTTTTCTTCTAATTCTTTTTGTGTCTTTACAGATTGTATTGCAACATCAAGATTATCTACACCTAATTTATTAAGAACTGACTTGCGTTCTTTTGCTAGTCTAGTTTCTACAAAATGATTGACTTCCTCTTGAGTTTTAAAAGCCCTTTCTGGAGGTGGTGTTTCTTGTACCTCTGGTTGCTCTACTTGTTCTTGAGTTTGCGTGGTCTGTTCCACTTTGTTTTCTTCCATTTTTTACTCCTTTAAATATCCCAGTTAGGGTCTGTTGGAATCCAAGTGTGTCTGCATCTATATCCACCTCTGACAATAAAAGGGTCACCAGTAGATTTTCCTTGCCAACCTTGTGTGTTCCATATTTGCCTAATTTCTTCTTCGGTTAATGTTTTATTTAGCATATTCTGACAAAAAGGTCTACTATCTCGAACCAAAGTTCCAGTGTAGGTATAATGTGTCAAACCACTTTCTTTTGCTTTAGCAACTGTAAATTGTCCATGAAACTGCATAACACTATCGTGGGCTATTTGACCTGCATAACGTCTTAGATTGTTTCCTGCCCTATCTGACGCATATTGTGTATGTAATTTTCTAACTGCTTCTTCTACTTGTACTTTTTTTGAATTATCAAATTTATTTTCATTTATAAAATCTACCAATTCATTTATTTCAGATATATTAGATTTTTTATAAACACCATTGATATGTGATCTAATATTAGAAACCATATCTTCAAATGGTCTACCTGCTATTGTGCTTTGATAAACTTCATCATTAATAACTTTGATAAATCTTTCTGCAATATCTTCAAAACCAGAAAAACTTTGGTATTTCAAAGCATTAATAGTTTGCAAGTCAACTTCAGTTAAATTTTTGAAATTATTTGGTATCGGCATTTTACCAAATGTGTCTAATACTTCTTTTGCTATTTTATTATATTCTTCATTGATAATTAGATCAGCTTCACCTAAAAAATTTTCTTCTACTATTTGTCTAAGTCTGGGCTGTAATTGTATAGCTAGTCTTTGTGAAACTAATTCGCCTTTTGTGGCTTTTGTAACTTCTTTAATTACGTCATCTTCTAATTTATAAAGAACATTTATCATACGTTCTTCATGTTGATCGGCTAGTTTTTCTAATATCCTTGACATAGATTATAGGGTAGAACTTTTTTTCCACGCCCTTATAGACCAGTATGCAGGGCTTAAAGTTTTTTGACCTTTTACTTTTTTTAATACCCCTCCCATTCTAGCTAAAAAATTTTTTTGTCTAGCAGGATTATTTTTTTTAATACTCATTCCTCTAGCACCATAAGTAACTTTTTGAACCCTACCAGTAGATTTGTTTTTTACATAAACGCCAAACTTTTTGTTTTTAGATTCTGCTGTAGATAATCTAAATGGTTTATTAAGTGTAACTTTTCTTCCTTGATATTCAGCCATTATCTTTACCTAAGTCATTGTTTTTATTGGGCTTTTCCCATGATAAATCTTTTAATCTATCGTTAATTATTGTTTTACACATTGGACATTTCCAAACACTCTTAATTACTTCTTGCAAAGCAACTTTGCACCTTAAACAAAGTTTAGGCAAAATTACTTCTTTTTCCTTTTTCGTTTACTGGCTCTGGAAATAATATCTTTATCGAATGTTCCAGACCTACCTCTACTAATTAGTTTATTTACTCTTGCCATAGCCCATGCGTTCATAGGTATTCTTGGTCTACTTCCTGCACTAAGAAAAGCCCCTTGACCTCTACGAAAAGAAGCCTTTAAGTCTGCAAGATTAAATAATTTAGATTTTTTTGCTTTAGCTTTCAGCGTTGCAACTGTTTTTGCTGATAAAGGTTTTCTTCTAACTGCCATTATGATCTATTCCTACGTTGTAATAATGATCTAGGTATTCTTAGACCTGCTTTATATAAAGCACTTACTCTTTTTAATAAATTAGCCCTAGCACTTCTTTTAGCCCCTTTTAAACCAGATAAATATTTTTTAGGTATCTTGGTTTTTTTATCTTTGGGTACTCTACGTTTCCTCGCCAACTGTTTGCCCCTCTACTTCTGTCGTTTGGAACTGCCCTCTAACAGTTCTTGCTAAATCAATCTCATCATTTATCGTTCTAATCTTTTCACTATCATCAATAACTGCGTCTGCAATTTGTTTATCGATTTCTTTGTTAAATGTTTCTGATCTAATGCCACTTGCTTTTGCCATCTGTAAATATTGTAAATCGTTAGCCCAATCTCTTAAATCAAATGTATCTGGATAGTTTACATTTCCATCAAACTGAGCATCTTGCCATCTAGCAAATAGTGACCATATCTGTTCTTCTGCATTTTCTAAATAATCTGCTTTTTCTGATAACTTAGCATTAAGTAACTGAAACTCGGTTTGTAAAGCAATACCACTAGCTACCTGCGTGCCAGTTGCTCTAACGCTTCCCATGTGGGTTATTCTATCAATCGCATCAATTTTATTATTAATACATTTCATTATGCCATCTAAGTTTTGACCAGATGGTTGAATTATGTATGGTTTTAGACTAGCTTCTAAATCTTCTGGTATTTCTATAATTGAACCTGCCCCTGCACTTGCTTCAACATTAGGTGTTTTAACTAAACTTGGGTGGTTCGCCAATCTAATAAGCTGTTCTTTTTCGCTATAGTCATTATAGATTGATTGTTGCAAATGAGATACATCTGCAAGGTCTGATATACCTATAGGTCGTTTATTTCCCCTAAGATTATAAACGTTAACAGCAGGGATAACACCAATGGGATTAGGTATCTCATCAATTAATTTTGGCTTTTTTTCTGTATATTCTTTGTCATAGTCTTCAAACTCATAAGTCATTATATTTTCTTCTGTAAAGATTTTTATGATGGCTCTTTCAGAATTAATGTCCTCAACTAAAACTAACATATCTAAATAAAATCTACCACTAGGGCTTCTAACATAATTCCAATTTATCACATTCTCTGGTGTGTAAATAGAAATGTAAGGTCTAATATCTTGGGCTAACTCTTCTGCTCTTGTATTAGCATTAGATTGTGGTTTATCAACAATTACCCAACAATTACCATAGATACTAGCGTTCATCTGAACTTCACGCATTACAGTATTGAAGTTTCTACCATCTAAATCTGCATCTTTTAAAAATGATAAAAGTTGTGGGTTTCCGTCTAAACTTCCATAATCTCTAGTTGGTGGTACTCGCCAAAGGAAACTCGTGTAGATTTGGACAACATTCTTACAATGATTGTCTACTGGTGTATGTCTTATTCTTGCATCATATTCCTCTGGAGTTTCTAAAATATACCTATGCAGGTAATATCCATTTTTATAATCATCACCACCTAGATAGCTACGAATATAAAACTCCCATCTTTCGATATTAGCGTGCCATAAATCGTGTTTTTTCTGTAAGAACTCTTTATTCATCAACTCCACCTCTGAACTGGGCTAGGCACAAAATTCCTTTTAAGGGGAAATAAATACTCAATCAAATAACCTAAAGCATCATTCATATGATCGAACCCACTATCCTTATCTGGTATGTGTGTACCCTCTTTATATATTTGTCGTTCTAAACTTTTGATCACATTTTTGCAAGATTTTAGAATAAACAAATTATTTTTACCATTAACATTTTTTAATTTTGAATTAACTGCGTTAATCCTATCCCTCACTAGAGGTGCTGTATTTCTACATTTTACATGAAATCCTGCATTTTTCAATATGG